ATCCAATCGGTGGTCCTAAAATTTCAAAGAAGCAAATGAAAAAAAATCTCACATCAAATACACCTGACGAGCAACATACTACTACAACAAGTGAAGGATATATTGATCTACCATTAGAAGTTGAAATACCAAATACAGATGCAAGATTTAGACTTGGACTTATGTTCCGTGAGAGTTTAGATATTGATAAAGGAATGCTCTTTATATTTGAAGAAGTGGGACAACATTCATTCCATATGAAAAATACTCGTATTCCACTTGATATTGCATTTGTAAGAGAGGATGGAATTGTTGAGAGTATAAAAGAATTGACACCACATAGTACATTACCAGTATATTCAGATGGTAAAGTATTGTTTGCAATAGAAGCAAATCGTGGTTGGTTTACAGAAAACAATGTAGAGGTTGGAGATGAGATAGTTTTAGGAGAAGCAAAAGATAAGAAAGGTAAGGGTAGTGGATCAAAAGATGCTTGCTATCATAAGGTTAAGTCAAGATACTCTGTATGGCCAAGTGCATATGCATCAGGTGCATTAGTTAAGTGTCGTAAAGTAGGTGCTGCAAACTGGGGTAATAAATCAGAGTCAGTTGAAATGAAGAATTATCTTGATAAGAAAGCAAAAATGCTGACTAAGAAAAGAGATGCACAGTCTGATGCTGCTAAAAACAATCCCCATTTTGATAGTACACAGCCATCACCATCAGGTAGAAATAAGTATGAAGAAGTTGAATTAGGTGAAGGTCAGAAGTGTTGGAAAGGATATGAAAAGAAAGGCACTAAGAAAATGTTTGGTAAAACATATAATAACTGTGTCAAGAAAGAGGAGTTCTCAGACTGGAGATCTGAAATTGAAGAGGGAGCTGCTTGGACAAAAAAGTCTGGTAAGAACCCTTCAGGAGGATTGAATGAGAAGGGTCGTAAGTCTTATGAAAGAGAAAATCCTGGTTCTGATCTAAAAGCACCTAGTAAGAAGGTAGGTAATAAGAGAAGATCATCTTTTTGTGCTAGAATGAAGGGAATGAAGAAGAAATTAACTTCTGCAAAAACTGCAAACGATCCAGATTCAAGAATAAATAAATCACTTCGTAAGTGGAACTGTTGATAAGTTATGAATGATAATGTATACCTTGGCAATCCGAATCTAAAAAAAGCAAATACTCCTCATGAATTTACCGAGGAGCAGGTCATTGAGTTTATCAAATGTAAGAATGACCCAGTTTACTTTGCAAAGAATTACATCAAGATTGTCTCTCTTGATGAAGGATTAACTCAATTTCATCCATACGATTTCCAAGAAAAGTTAATTACAAACTTCCATGAAAACCGTTTCAACATATGTAAGATGCCTCGGCAGACGGGTAAATCTACTACATCTGTATCATATCTTTTACATTATGCTGTTTTTAATGATAGTACAAACATTGGTATCCTTGCAAACAAAGCAGCAACTGCCCGTGATTTATTAAGTAGATTACAAACTGCATATGAGAATTTACCTAAATGGATGCAACAGGGAATTATATCTTGGAATAAAGGTTCACTGGAGTTAGAAAATGGTTCTAAAATACTCGCAGCAAGCACATCTGCTTCTGCTGTCAGAGGTATGTCTTTCAACATTCTTTTTCTGGATGAGTTTGCCTTTGTACCTAATCATATTGCTGAGTCGTTCTTTGCCTCTGTATATCCTACTATCACTTCTGGTAAAAACACCAAAGTCATAATGGTATCTACCCCTCACGGGATGAACCATTTTTATAGGTATTGGCACGATGCAGAGAGAGGAAAGAATGAATATATTCCAACAGACGTTCATTGGAGTGAAGTACCAGGCAGAGATGATGTCTGGAAAGAGCAAACAATAGCAAACACATCAGAACAACAATTCAAAGTTGAGTTTGAATGTGAGTTCTTAGGATCAATCAATACTTTGATTGCACCTTCCATATTAAGAAATATGGTTTATGAGACACCAATTACCAAAAATGCAGGATTAGATATTTACGAAAAACCAGAGAAAGATCATAATTACATAGTTACAGTTGACGTTGCAAGAGGTCTTGGAAATGACTATTCTGCATTCATAGTATTTGATGTCACTCAGTTTCCCTATAAGGTAGTGGCAAAATACAGAAATAACGAAGTTAAACCAATGTTATTTCCAAATATTATACTTGATGTCGCAAAAGGATATAATAATTCTTACATATTGGTTGAAGTAAATGACATTGGAGATCAGGTTGCCAGTATACTTCAATATGATTTAGAGTATGAAAACTTACTTATGGCGTCGATGAGAGGTCGAAATGGTCAGATAGTGGGTCAAGGGTTTTCAGGAAAGAAAACACAATTAGGTGTGAGAACTACTGCAGCAGTTAAAAAACTCGGTTGTAGTAACCTGAAAACACTGATAGAAGATCATAAACTACTTACTTGTGACTATGAAATCATATCAGAATTGACTACATTTGCACAAAAACACAACTCATTTGAGGCAGAAGAAGGGTGTAATGATGACTTAGCAATGTGTTTGGTTATATTTGCATGGTTAGTTCAGCAAGAATATTTTAAGGAAATGACTGATAATGATATTAGAAAGAGGATATATGAGGAGCAAAAGAATCAAATCGAACAGGACATGGCACCTTTTGGTTTTATTGAAACTGGATTAGAAGATACTCAATTTGTTGACAAAGACGGTGATGTATGGCATACTGATGAATACGGTGATCGTTCTTATATGTGGGACTACAGATGATTTCAGCTTTACTTTTCAGTTCTAGTTTTTTAAATTTTGCTTTTTACATCTATGCAATAGGTTTTGTAATAGCATTGATATTAGAACAAATTCTTAAATTTAGACCTCTATCTGTTGATACATCAATGAATGAAAGAAATATGTTTATTGTACAGACGAATAGAAAGTACTTGTGGAGACAGACATGGATAATTAACATTAACTGGTTTGCATGTAATGTAGGATTATATTTTATATCAAGAAACCTAACACCAGTGGATAGTTTTTGGAGTGAGGGATTATGATATGGATAATCCATTTAAACATAGAAAGTTAAAAAGACTATTATCCAAATCATTTCCTAATAAGAAGATAGTAATAATTGATAATAAAGACGGAACACAGACTATAAGTATTACTTAGATACATGTAGACTACATGAAAAAGGATATTTTAATAAATAATTTCAGAAATAATCTGAGATTCGGAGAATAAAGATGCCACTAAATTTAGCATCTCCTGGAATTGTAGTTAGAGAAGTTGACCTAACCGTTGGTCGTGTTGACACAGCATCTGACAAAGTTGGTGCTCTTGTAGGACCATTTGCCAAAGGTGCAGTTGATCTTCCAATTTTAGTGGAGACAGAACAAGATTTACTAGACAATTTTGGAAAACCATACTCTGCTGACAAGCACTATGAGTATTGGATGGTTGCATCATCTTATCTTGCTTATGGAGGACCACTAAGGGTCGTAAGAGCAGATGATGATGATTTAAAGAATGCTTTTTCGGGAACTGCTGGAAGCATAAAAATAAAAAGCACAGAACATTATAATGATCTGGGATATGATGGATCAACTATAACAGGTGTTACAGTTGCTGCCAGAAATCCTGGTTCATGGGCAAATAACTTAAAGGTTGCCATAATTGATGACTTAGCAGACCAAGTATTATCCTTTAGTACATTACCTTCAAACATACAAGTTGGTTTTGGTATTACTCAAGCAATTCCAGCAGACACTGTTTTAGCAGGTTCTGGAACAACATCATTATTGTCAGGTTACTTTAAGGGTATAATTACAGAAGTTGATACTACCTTAAAGAAAGCATCTGTTAAGATATTAGAATCAGTAACAGAGGCAGGTGTTTCAACAGAAGTTACTTATCAACCTAATGGAATTTACAAGTTTGGCAATACAGTAGCAACAGTTCACAATAACAGTGGAGTTGCAACAGGAACTGGATCACCAACTTCAAATGTTGACTGGTTTGATTCACAATCAATCCAACTGACAAACTCAACGATTAATTGGAATAATATCGCAGAGAGACCTGGCACATCATCATTTGCTTCTTCAAGAGATTCAAGATTTGATGAAGTTCATGTGGTTGTGATTGATGACACAGGTGAAGTAACTGGTAATGCAGGTACAATTTTAGAAAAACACTTAGGACTATCAAAAGCAAAAGATGGTTTATACTCATTAGGATCACCATCCTATTGGAGAAAGTACCTTTATAATAATTCAACCAACATATTTGGTGGAAACGCACCTGCAGGTATTGTTACAACTTCGTTTGGTTCTGGTGCAAGCAACTTTACACTTTCATCAGATGTTGGTTGGGATCAAAATGCACAGGGTATTAACTTTGCAGGTATTGGTGTAACAACACTAACATTAACTGGTGGTAAAAACTATGATGGTGGATCGGATGAAGATGCATCTGGTGCATTCCAAGTTACTTTATCTGGACTTGCAGCAGGTTATCAACTCTTTGAAGATGACAATCTAAACTCAGCAGACTTTATTTTAATGGGTTCTGCCAATCATACAAAAGAGACTTGCCAATCACTTGCAAATAAAATTATCTCTGTTGCAGAGATAAGAAAAGATGCAGTTGCATTTGTATCTCCTAATAGAGGTTCATTCCTCAGTGATGGAAGTGCAGGTTCAGTTGTAGTATTTGACGCAAATCAAATTACAGACAATGTAATAAGTTTCTTTGCTCCTGTATCATCCTCATCATTTGCAGTATTTGATAGTTCTTACAAATACATGTATGACAGATTTGCAGATACATTCCGATATGTTCCAATGAACGGAGACATTGCAGGATTATGTGCAAGAAATGATATTAACAACTTCCCTTGGTTCTCACCAGCAGGTACTGCAAGAGGTTCAATACTCAATGCAGTTAAACTAGCATATAACCCATCTCAAACACAAAGAGACCAGTTGTACTCTAACAGAGTCAATCCAATCATCTTCTCACCTGGTGGAGGAATAATTCTCTTTGGTGATAAGACTGGACTCAGTAAATCATCAGCATTTGATAGAATAAACGTTCGTAGATTGTTTATCTTCCTTGAGAATGCGATCTCCTCTGCTGCAAGAGATCAGATGTTTGAATTCAACGATGAAATTACAAGGACAAACTTTGTAAACATTGTTGAACCATTCCTACGTGATGTACAGGCAAAACGAGGAATCTTTGATTTCAGAGTTATATGTGATGAGACAAATAACACTGCTGCAATCATAGATAGTAATGAATTTGTCGCAGACATATTCATTAAACCTGCAAGATCAATCAACTTCATCGGTCTAACCTTCGTTGCTACACGAACAGGTGTATCATTCGAGGAAGTAGTCGGTTCTGTTTAACGAGGTAATTAAAGAAAATGGCAACCCAATTTAATAGACCACCTTTAAGAAGAATCACTGACTTTAAGAGTAAGTTAGTAGGTGGTGGTGCAAGACCGAATCTATTTGAAGTCGAACTTGCTTTCCCAGAAGAAATTGCAGTCGATAATGATGTGAAGGATAAGGCAAGATTCTTAGTCAAAGCAGCTGCCTTACCTGCTTCTAACATCACTCCAATAGATGTCAACTTCAGAGGAAGAATTTTAAAAATAGCAGGAGATAGAACATTTGATACATGGACTATCACAGTTATTAACGATACTGACTTCTCAATTCGTTCTGCTTTTGAAAAGTGGATGAATTCAATTAATAGATTATCTGATGCTACTGGTGCTAATAATCCAGCAGATTATCAGGAAGATGCTTATGTTCATCAACTTGATCGTGATGGATCTACTCTTAGAACCTACAGATTCTATGATGTATTCCCAACAAATATCAGTCAAATGGATCTATCTTATGAAACAGTTGACACAATAGAGGAGTTTACGGTAGAATTACAAGTACTATACTTTGAGTCAATCAAAGGTGTCGGTGATAATGCTGGAGGAGAGAGCATAAGTTAAAACTGATAAATAGTGCTATA